CATAACCAGTTGGTTGACCAACTTCAGGGTCTAGTAAGGATGGAAATCTGGTAGGATAAAATTTTTGGTAATTAGAACCTCGCATTAACTCCTAAAACTCTTTCTACAGCTGGTAATGTTGTTAAAGCACCCTCTGTAACAAGTTTTGCTGTATTATAGACACCAATCCCTACATCTAAAGAAGGTGGAAAGTTATAATTATCTTCGTCGTTATCAGGAATAAACTGTTCTTCTATGTTTGCATTATCTGCACTGCTAACATCATAGTCTTCTGGTTCTTCAGGTGTGCTAGTTTCTGGTAAAAACTCTTCTAAGACCTCTGGTTTTGTTTCCATAAGAACATCACCATAGTCCTTTGCAACCCCTCTATCGACAACTGGCGTTAGATCGTAGTTTACTCGTGCCATTAATAATAATTCCTCCTAGAGTTAACCTCTATTGGTTCATCCGCAAAATCATCCTCTAGCTCCACGTAATAACCTTGTCGATAACGCATTAATGCTTGCGTCATACTATCGACATAATCGTCGTGATCTCCAAAAGGGAAAGCTGCACACTCCTCGATAACTTCTTCTGCCCAACGTCTACCTACAGGTGCATAGACTGCTCCTGATTCAAATATAGGTGCGACACTATTTACTCTAGAGTGTTTATCATTCCCTTTTGACGGTGTAAAGTTAATTACAGGTATACCTGCTTTCTGTAACTCATGCGTCAATGGGAGACCACTTGCTTTTGCTTCTACTAGGATTAATTCTGGTTCCCAGTAAGAATACTCTTCTTGTGCTTTCGCTTTTAATTCTGGGAAGTTCCACCTTCCGCGTTTTGCATCAAGAAGAATTATACACGGCCTACCACCTTCTTCAGGTGTAAATACACCCCATGTTGTGATAGCCGAGTAATCTGATGTTGTTTTTGCTGTAAATGCTGTATCGTACGATTGTATTACGTACTCTAATTGTGGTATGTTTTCTTTGTCCCAATCTTGCCACCACTCACGTTTTATAAGTGCACCCTCCTCGGCCACGGGATTTTGCATCCATTGTGCATTCCACTTGGCTGTAGGTATAGATGCCTTGACACCTAATAAACCTTCCATGGACCAAAAATTACCCCACATAGGTTTATCGTTTATAATTGCAGGAAACTCTACTACTTCCCATTGGTCTGCCATAGGGTCTTTAGCCTGGGCCTCGAGCAGCTTACCAGTGAGATCTTTTATTGACCAACGAGTCATAACTATAACGATCGAGCCGCCAGGTTGTAAACGCTGACGTGGACCGGATGTGTACCACTCGTAATGTGATTCTAAAACGGTTGGGGAGAGCGCATCCTGCTCAGAATGAGGATCGTCAATAATAAGTAAATCGGCACCACGACCAGTAATAGCCCCACCAACACCAGCAGCAAAATACTCACCCCCATGATTTGACTCCCAACGTCCAGCAGCTTTGGAATCAGCTGCGAGCGTAACTTCTGGAAATACTTTTTCATAGTCACTAG